TCCTACCTGGGAAATCTACATAGGAAGTATGGATTCCTATAGTGAATTCATATAAGTTAAATAAACAGATCTTGTAAGAACGTGACTTAGGCCAGTGAGTAGCGTAGAAGACTGTTAACCATAAGGTACCGGGTTCAAGTCCATCAGACGTAAGCAATTTTTAATAAATTAATAGCAATTATTTAATAATTATTTTTGGTTTTTTAAATAAGTTTTTTTTATTTAACAATGCGATGAATTCCAGTCACTGGCTTTCCGGGAGTTCCATAGGTCGGTTATCATCTAACAAGTGATGTTAAGTTGATTCATCCACGTGTTTCTTTAAAGTAGCTTTCGGTAAGTATGCACTTAGTAATCCGCTTCACATATAGGGCGGGGGATTATCATCTCAATAATGACATCCATATTGCACTATGCATTACCTTGAATGATGTTGCTACGTCGCTATGCCAGGATTGGTAACAGGAATATTTCATCCGTCGATTTGTTCATTTAAATAAACAAGTTGACTCATCGACTGTTGATGCCTAAAATATTCTTTAAACACAAGTCACGTGGACCTCACGTGGTCGGGTCACTTGGTGCGAGGAAATAATTATTCCGGTCAACCATTTTAAAAACGACCTAATAATAGACATTCCGAGAATTTGACGTTGACTCTAGAATTGACGTCCGCCCATGTTGATAGCCGATCCTATAAAAGCCGAACAAGAATTGCGAAATTTACAGTTGGATCCCAGCAGCTTTGACAAGATGTTCGCAAAATTACTAGTCTTCGTGCTCGCTATGCACATGGTGATGTGCACACATATGTGTGAGTAATAATTATGTTAATTAAACGCTTTAAAAATATTTATTGTGTCTAACGATAATTATCAAGCAGTTAATTGTTTTTTAAATATATTATTGTATGTCCTTAGTGCAAAGGCAATATATAATATCTCAAATTTATATCTGTTATAATTCTAGTATGATCAATTTTCATATTGATCCATATCAAAAATTATATCAGACCATAATTAGACACATAAAGCTATGTTAGAAAATTATTTTACGGGAAATTCAAGAACTATTGATAACAAAAGTATTCCTACGTATTATTTTTTTATAGACATTCTTTACACTAGGAGGGTACTTGGATCTCCTTAAAGCGGGTCTCCTTATACTAATCAGTATTGTTTTGAAATGAGATATCAAAGTATGCTTATTTTAATTAATCAAAATTTTTATTTTTCCAGCTATTACAAAGCATCGGGAACCGCAGATGACGCAACCAACTAATGCTTCTTGTATGAACCAAGCCCTTAGTATGCCATATCTACTGATGATAGAAATGGGAGTCTTGTCGGCAATAATATTAGCTAGTAGGATTCGTTAAATTGTTTATTAACTTTTATTTAAATAAATTTATAAATTTTTTACGATGTTTTTTATTAATAAAATCATGTTGTATCAAAAGCTGTACAGAAAAGTCTCGCAAAGAACGGCATTAAAATTTACCTGTAAAATTTTATCATTTTCTGTTTACTATATTGATGTCTCGTGGAAAGACGACGAGCATATGAAATAGATAAATGCAGTAAAAAATAAAGTAAAATGAATAATTATCATAAATAATTAATATTTCTGTTAATACAGTGTAGAAAAAATTATCTATTGAATTTTAGTAAAATTTTGAAAGAATTTTTTGTTGTTTTCTTTCCACAGAAAAAATTGATGTTTTAATCCAAGAAAATTGTCGCCTTTAATTATTCCTCGATTAGTTAAAACTTTTCTTTATAAAGAATCGGGACATGTTATAGTAAGTAAGGGATAAAGGTGTCGTATCAACGTCATGTGTGACAAAAATAATGACAATATATAACAATTGAATAGAAAATTTCGATATCCCCAATTTATAAAAATTGGTTTAACGTTTAAGGTCAATTCTGTCAATACCTAATGGTATCTGTCATTCAACGGCGAGTTGTATAAATTACTATAAATTACAAATACTAAGAACCTTAGCATCCATAAAAACAGTGCTCAACGATTGAATATTTTGGAACAAATAGTGTTCCGCTGAAAATAGAACTGTCTACATATTATTCGTAGTCCACTGACTCCAGAAAAGGAATCTTTTCGATAGGCAATGTTCTTGATTTGAGGATGAGCCTCCCAAACCTTGGAGAGATACTATACAATTAGTGGGTAGTGAGCTCTCAAGTCATAGCAAGTACCAACTTTCTGTGGGAGCGCATCGATTAAATAGGAGAAAACAATGCGGTAAATGCCAGTCATTGGCTTTCCGGGAGTTCCATAGGTCGGTTATCATCTAACAAGTGATGTTAAGTTGATTCATCCACGTGTTTCTTTAAAGTAGCTTTCGGTAAGTATGCACTTAGTAATCCGCTTCACATATAGGGCGGGGGATTATCATCTCAATAATGACATCCATATTGCACTATGCATTACCTTGAATGATGTTGCTACGTCGCTATGCCAGGAAGATGTGCAGGAAGTTGTGCAGTTATTTGCGACGTTTTAGTCCTGAATTTTTAAAAAACACCAAGATTTTTTTTTTTAATCTTGGTAAAAACTATTTTCGAGGGCCGATAACTGCCACCAGCTCCTGCAACCGCTGCTCCAGGAAGTTGTGCAGTTATTTGCGACGTTGTGTCCTGGATTTTTTAAAAATATAAAGTTGTTTCCCGATACTGGTATTAAATACTTTCGGGGGCCGATAACTGCCAACAGTTCTTGTGACTGCTGCTCCAGGAAGCTGTGAAATCTTTTGGGACATATTGTTCTATAATTTTCAAATATTCATACGTTTTTTTCATTATGTTGAGTTTGGATTAACCGGCACCAGCGCTCCGGGGCGCTGGCGCTATCGCTATCTCATTTTAATTCGCGACGAAAATTAAATAGCGAAAGCGCCCCGGGGCGGTGGTGCGCTTAATCCGAACGCATCAAATCCTCATTCTGTCACCAATAAATTTAGACTTACGATCCATCACCATCGACTTATGGATCACAAATTATTATAACCAATAAAAAATATCACAACTATTTGTTTATAATTAAATAAACAAATGAATGATAAAAATTTAGAAAAAAAAACATTCACGAATTAGAAAATAATTGGATAAGATTATGAAAAAAGATCTAACCATAAATCTTGGTTTTTTATAAAAATTATAGGAAAATCTGTTGTCGACAACTTTAATAGTTCCTGGAGAAGCGGTCACAAGAGCTGGTGGCAGTTATCAGCCTTTAAAAATATTTAATACCAGTATCGGGAGATAAATCTTTATATTTTTAAAAAATCCAGGACACAACATCGCAAATAACTGCACAACTTCCTGGAGCAGCGGTCACAGGAGCTGGTAATTGTAGGGATATCTGTCGCCGACAACTTGACAACTTCCCGGAGCAGCGGTCACAGGAAAATATATCTCCTCTTTGTTATATTTTGTATTTTAAATTCCTTCGCGCTCAATTCGTATGATGACTACGTTTACAATTGTCTTTCTTATAAATTATCAGAATTTATATTTATCCGTATTTACAGATTTCCATAATTACAGATATCAAAATTTATTGGTCTATATTAACAGATTTCCATATTTTAAGTTTACGAATATTAATGACTGTCTATTTTTTTTATGTTTCTAAATTTATAATTGTCTTTTTTTCGACTTGTCTGAATTTATTCTTTTCTTTTTTTTTTTAAATATCAGTCATTTTAGATATTTATATTCTGATGCGTCTAATTTCACGGAAATCTTTTTTTTTTGAATTTATAATTTTACGCTTATCTTTTTTAAAATTATTCTAATTATTTTGATTACTACATTTTTAAATTGCTATTTTTTAACTAATCGATATTTCATAGTATCCTCAATAAGACACATCATTTTTTTATTATTTCTGAAATCTTATTTTTCCATATTTTTCATTTATTGATTTCCTTACTCACAGATTTCCAAAATTTGATGTTTCCATGCATATGTATTGAAAGTTAAATAAAATTTTGAAAGAATTTTTTGTTGTTTTACTTCCACAGAAAAAATTGATGTTTTAATCCAAGAAAATTGTCGCCTTTAATTATTCCTCGATTAGTTAAAACTTTTCTTTATAAAGAATCGAGAGGTGTTATAGTAAGTAAGGGATAAAGGCGTCGTATCAACGTCATGTGTGACAAAAATAATGACAATATATAACAATTGAATAGAAAATTTCCATATCCCCAATTTATAAGAATTGGTTTAACGTTTAAGGTCAATTCGGTCAATACCTAATGATATCTGTCATTTAACGGCGAGTTGTACAAATTAACCAAATGATAACAATACATAATAAACTTATTTTTATTCGAATAAGTAATATCATTACTATTATTGTTGCGCAAAACAGGAAAATAGTTCTAAAACAATGCCAAATTAACGAGATAAGCAGCGAACAATATAAATAAGGAAAATGGGACTTGTGGATCTACCCACATCTAAAATCCTTTTATCTCAGTAGAAGTCTCTAGATTCACCAGTCTAGATATAATATAAGTGTGACTGTTCAATATACCGAAAAGTTCTATTTTAGAATATCTGATCGTTATTTCAATTCATTATTCAAAAAGCTACAAGCAACTCACATTTGTCGATTATTGAGTCATCAACTATTCACTCTTTACCATAAATTAATACACATTATAAATCACGCATTATAAATTAAGCATGAAAATTAGCTTGCTATTAGGCTATGTGATACTAAGAACCTTAGCATCTACGAAAACAGTGCACAACGATTGAATATTTTGGAACAATCGATGTTCCATTGAAAGAGTAATTTCTATATTTAACTTGAAATCTATTGAATCTAGAAGGAAAACGCTTCCGTATCAAAAAAATCCACATGGGTTTATATGGGAATCCACATAGCAAAGGATGGATTCATATAGGGACCTATAGGAATCCACATAAGAACCTGTGGGTTCATAGAT